ATGTCTTTTTCTATGGAGATTAATGCGTTACAGACAACCACCTTTGACCAGGTGCTGATTTTCTTCCGCGGCAATCAGTCTGCGGTGTCACGGGCCCTCGGCATCAGCCGAAGCTCGGTGCGCAAAATGATTGATGAGCCCAAGGCCCATGTTATCACTGTGGTGCCGGATGGGCAGGGTTACCGGTTCGGGTTTTACACCGCGACGAAACCCCGGCCACGTGGACAGCCGTCGACGAATTGACCATGCTTAATATTCTTTGCCTGCTTTACCCAACAGGAGGCAACCATGGCAAGGGTCATTGTCGATATACCCACACCGGATAAACCCAGGTGCAGTATCAGTGAGATAGCGACTAAGGCATCTATCACGACCGAAACCCAGCATGAGATGTCGAAACTGATAGATTTAATTGAACATGCCAGTCGAGAGGAAATGGCAGCGGCAATAAAATCGTCGCCAGATATTATTTCTGACATTTGCGCCTCGATTATTTCGCTATCGCTAAAATATACCATTGAAGATATTTTGCAGGAGGTATTACATGCCCGTGTAAAGCCTATTTAAAATCCAGAATGACACTATTAAAAATTCACTGAAAAAGACAGGAAAGCAGCATTGCCCATCAGCCCGAATACCGGCTCAATAAGAAAAGGTGTCCGGACCCGGATATAAGGGACGGCACCGGGAACAAATCCCCGGTGGCTGTAGCGTGTGTCCCTGTCATCATAACCATACGCCAGGCCGAGCATGATACCGGTGGAGAGATGCCGGAAGTCCCGGCGAAAGTCGCGTGCGCCCAAATATACCCGGTCATCAAACGAGTTGACGAAGGTCCCGGCCACCCAGCCACGGTGCTCTACCGCGACCAGGTGGTGCGTGTTGTTAAGGTCATAGCCGGAAAAATGTGTTGACCAGCCACCGAGGTAAAGGTTTGCCTGCACCGGAAATGAAACAATAAATAATACGCTAACTACAAGGGAATATTTCATGGTGTCCTCCATGATATTTTCCGCGGTTGGTTTTATTTATTTTTCTTTTTATTTCTTATTGTGCCGAAAAAAGGAAAGGTGCCGGATTGAATACAAATACGTTAGCGTAATTCGGCGGAGAAAAGAAGCGGTGGTATTATTTCCAGATGGTGGATTTAATAAAGAAAGTTAATTAGCGATTACGACGATAACGCGGCCGGTTGATTTACTTTTACTCGGACAACCCGCGGCAGGGAGTAGACGTATGACCGACATCAAAGTGGTCGATATTAACAGCGCGCCCAAACGGGCAGGGCTACATGTGCTCGACAGGCTCGATGACTGCCAGACACTGGCCCAGTCCGGGGGATAGAGAACCTGGTGATTGTGGCTGTCACCCTCGATGGCACCGTGCTCAGTTGCTGGGCCAACGGCAGCTACCCTTACACCCTGGTCGGGGCACTGGAATCGCTCAAGCAGGATTTCATGGCTGCCACCCACGGGGCAGGGTGACGCGTATGGGTATCGGGTACAACGACCAGACCAAATTGTTCTGCCGGGAATACATCAAGGACTTTAACGGGACCCGGGCGGCAATCGCTGCCGGGTACTCGCAAAAAAATGCCGCCCAGCAAGCCAGTCGTTTGTTAAGAAAAGCCAATATTCAAACTCTTATCGGCAAACTCATTGCGGCGCGCATGGCCCGGGCCGAGACTGACGGGGACTATGTCCTCCGCCGTCTGCGTGAAATTGATGAGCTCGATATCCGGGATATCCTTACCGATGACCTGGAAGGGTTCAAGCCGGTCAGCGCCTGGCCGGACGCGTGGCGGCGCTCTATCAGCGGCATCGACATTGTCCAGGTCATGGCCGCCGGTGACGACGAGCCCCCGGAAAAGACCCTTAAGAAAATCAAATGGCCGGACAAGACCCGTAACCTGGAGCTGCTGGGCCGCCATATTGACGTGGGGGCATTTAGTGACCGGGTAGAGCACCGCCATGTCATTGAGGACATGACCGAGGAGGCCATTGATGCCCGGCTGGCCGAGTTTTTCAGCCGCCAACCGGACAAGGAAGGGTAAATGGGCTGCGCTGCCGCCTTACCGCCAAGCCTGAGCCTCGAAGAAAAACGCGAGCTTTTGATGCTGGTCGAGGAAAAGGCGCGGCGTAAACGCGTGTACCGCTACCGGCATATCTTCGCCATCCTCTATGGCTGGCAGCGGGAGTTTATTGCCCGCACTGCTGAGTATAACGAAGTGTGCCTGTGTGCCGCCAACCAAATCGGCAAGACCTTTACCGGCACCTACCTCGATGCTATCCATCTGATGGGCGACTACCCCGACGATTGGCCCGGCTACCGCTTTAACCATGCCCCCCTGGTCTGGTGCCTTGGCTACTCGGGGGAGAAATGCCGGGACCTGCTGCAAAAAGCCCTGTTCGGGGATTATGTGGAGAATGCCTTTACCGGCGGCCTGGTACCGCCTGAGCGCATTGTGGGCTGGAAGTCGATGACCGGCACGCCCGGGGCCATGCGCGAGGTCACCGTCAGGCACGCCTCTGGTGAGCACGCGGTATGCCAGTTCTGGTCATACTCCCAGGGCCAGCATGCCCTGATGGGGGACATTGTTGACTGGTTCCACGTCGATGAAGAGCCCAAAGACCCTGCTATCTACCCGCAGGTCATCACCCGGACCGCCAACGGCGGTAACCTCGATGCCAATGGGGAGCGAGAAGGCGGGCGGGGTATTCTGACCTTCACCCCGGAAAACGGGCGGACCACCCTGGTTATCAAATTTATGGACAACCCGGGTCTCGGGCAGTGTTTTATGCGAAAGGCTGGGACGATGCGCCGCACCTTAGCGAAAGCGTCAAGACCAAGCTGCTGTCGAGCTACCCCGACCACCAGAAGGACATGCGTACCAAGGGCATCCCCATGCTCGGCCACGGGCGCATTTTTGACATGGATGACACCCTGGTGACCTGCCCGGCGTTCCCGCTTCCGGACCATTTCTATGTTATCGACGGCATGGATTTTGGCTGGGACCACCCTCAGGCCCATGTCCAGCTCGCCTGGGACCGCGATGCCAACCAGTTCTATGTCACCCAGGCGTGGAAGAAATCCCGGGTGTCGGCCAATGACGCCTGGGGCGCATGTGAGCAATGGGCGCGGGGTGTCCCCACGGCCTGGCCCAGTGACGGGCTCAATACCGAAAAAGGGCGGATGATGCCAAACAGCAAAAGGACCATTACCACAAAGCCGGGTTCACCATGCTGGCAGAGCGGGCCACCTGGATGGAACCAGCAACTCGGTAGAGCAGGGCATTGTCGAGCTGCGCCAGTTGTTTTTAACCGGCAAGCTGAAAATCTTTGGCCACCTGCGTGAGGTGCTGGATGAATTCAACCAGTACCACCGGGATGAGAAAGGGCGCATCGTCAAAACCTTTGACGACCTGTTGGATGCCGTGCGCTATGCCTATATGATGCGTCGTTTTGCCAAAGCCCGGGCCGAGCTCCATGCCCCGGCCACGGTCCGTATCCCCCGGCCGCTGAAATCGATGGGGCGCTGAGATGGGACTGTCACTGGAAGACATCAAAAAACGCCATGACCGGGCGTTTTCACACAACCAGGAGACCCGCGAGAAAGCGGCGGATGACCTGGTGTTTGCCTGGGTCAGCCAGTGGAGTGACGAGCTGCTGGGGAACTCCCAGCTCCAGTACCGCGGCGAGTTTGATGTGCTTCGCAAGGCTATCCGTCAGGTGTCGGCCCAGATACGTGCCAACCCGGTACAGGTGGATTTTCGCCCCAAGGACGCCAACCGCGATGATGACGCCGAGTTGCTGGACGGTATTTACCGCACCGAGGATGCGCGCAACACCTCCATCGAGGCCTACAACAACGCCATGCAGGAGCAACTGTCATGCGGGGTGGGGGCGTGGCTTTTGTACAATGACTATGAAAGCACGGCAGCCGGTGACACCCACCAAGTGATTCGCCGCCGGCCGCTTTACGAAGCCAACAACAAGGTATTCTGGGACCCGTCTGCGCGCCTTCTGGACAAATCCGATGCCGGCTACTGCTCGCTTTTGCACAGCTACACCGAAGAAGCGCTGAAAGACTTGGTCCAGGAGCTGACCGGTGAGCCCCGTGATGAGGTTACCCTCAGTCATTTTGCCACCCCCGAGCAGGGAAGCGCCTTTTCCTGGGTCACCCGCAATGCCCACTATTACGTGTGTGAGTTTTTCCACCGCGAGATCACACGGGAAAGTCGCTACCGGGTACGGGCACCCAATGGGGATGAACTGATCCTGAGTGCAGGGGAGGTGGACCCGGTCAGGGAAGAAATGGCCGCCGAGGGTTATGTCACCTCCGGTACCCGGGAAATCGACCGTTACCGCATTACCCGCTACCTCGTCACCGGTGACCGCATCCTGTCTCAAGATACGGTACCGGGCGAGCACATTCCGGTGGTGCCGGCCTACGGGGAGCGCGCCTTTGTCGAAGATGAGGAGCACTATGAGGGATTGACCCGCAAAGCCAAAGATCCGCAGCGTCTTCGCAACTTCAACATGAGCTACCTGGCCGATATCACCAGCCGCAGCCCGCGAGAAAAGCCGGTATTTTTCCCTGAGCAGATACTGGGTTTTGAATTCATGTACGAGGAGAGCGGCGCGGACAACAACTATCCCTATGTGTTGCAAAACCGCAAGACCGAGGCCGGGGAAGACTTGCCACTCGGCGCAGCCGCCACCTTGCCATCACCGGTGATTCCCCAAGCCCTGGGTGCAAGCCTGGAGCTCACCCGCGAAGCCGTGGAGGATGTCGCCAATGCCGGGCTGCCTCAGGACATTGCGGACCCGGATGTCTCGGGCAAAGCGGTCTATGCCCTGCAGAACCGCCTTGACCAGCAGGCCGTCCTTTTCATGGACAACTTCAAACATGCCAAGCGCCGGGACGGGGAAATCTTTGCTTCCATGGCGGCCGAGATTTATGACGCCCCGCGGATGGTCACGGTGACCAAACCTGATGGGACCAGCAGTCGTCAGCCCATGATGGCACAGGTGCTGGACCGTGACACCGGTAACCTGGTCTCGCTCAATGACCTGTCGGGCCTGGAGTTTGAGGTGCTGGCCACCATTGGCCCGTCCTTTACCCTGCAAAAGGACCAGACCCTGGAGCGGATAGAGCGCATCATGGACAAGCTCCAGCCGGGCGATCCGGTTCACCACCTGCTGCAGCTGCAATACCTCTCACTGGTGGACGGCATTGATATGGCCCCGGTTCGCAAGTTCGTGAACCGCCAGATGATCCTGCAAGGCTACAAGGAGCCGGAAACGGCCGAAGAGCATGCCCTGATTGAGCAGGCCGCGGCAGAGCAACAAGGGCCCGATCCGCAAACCCTGCTGGCACTTTCCGAAGCCAGCGCCCGGGAAAACGAGGGACGGGCAGCCATCATGAACGAGCTCAATGATGCCCGGAAACTCGATATCGACCAGCAGCGCGCCGACAACGACAGTGCCAAGGTTGAGATTGATGCCGCCAAAGCCGGGGTCGCCATTGAACGTGACCATGCCGACACCTTCAACAAGCAGGTCGATACCCTGATGAAACTGCGTTACCCGCCGCGTTTAAGACAGTCAGTCAACTAAAGAAAAAAAGAAGCAAAGAGTTTGAAAAAGTAATAAAAATCATAAAGTTTTCCCGTTTGCACTCCCTCGCGTCCGCCTTCCATAATGAAATCACTTGCCCAGACAAGGTAAAAACTGGCCGAGCAAGCGGTACCTTGCGCCCATCGTTGACACTGACGAGGCCCAAACAGTGAACATGCAATCTCTGGAAGACCTGAAACGGCTAAACGCCGGGCAGGATGAAACGCCCCCGGAGGCCGAAGACGACGAGCTTTCCATGGAAGAGGAAGCAGCGGCGGACACCGGTTTGGAGGCGCAACCTGACGGCGGGGACGACCTGAGCCCGGAAAATGGGGAGGGGGAGTCCGAGGCTGGATGGTCAGTGATGAACAGACATCACAAGGCAGTGACGGACCGGCTGCAGGCGTCCCGGTTGCCAAGCATGTGAAGATGAAACATCGGCTTAAGGCAACCATCAACCAGCAGGAGGATGAGCTGACGCGGCTGCGCCGTGAAAACGACGCCCTCCGGCAAGGGCAACGGTACCCGGGCAGGCTGACCCAACCCATATCGAGGTCAACGCGCCGCGGCCAAAAGCGGCGGACTTTACCGACGAGCTGGGCGACTTTCGCACCGAGGAGTTCGACAGGCCCTTGACCAGTGGGAGCAGTCAGCCAGCCAGGCGCGCCGTGCCCGGCAGGATGCAGAGCAGCAAAGCGCCAGGGACAAGGCAGAGATTGAGCGGGCCGTGACTGACCATTATGAGCGGGCGGGGAAGCTTATCGAGCAGGGGCTTGTCACCGAACCGGACTTTGTGGAGAAAGATGCCACCATCCGCCGCACCCTGGACAACCTTGCCCGGGGAAAAGGCGATGAGTTGGCAGACTTTCTTATCAGCCAGATTGCGCTGGTGTCCGATGACAGTGAAAAGCTCTGGTACAAACTCGGGGCATCACCCGCCACGTTGAACGATGTATTGGATGCTTACCACCTGGACCAGACCGGTGCCCGGGGGATAGCTACCCTGGCAAAACTTGCCCGTGAGGTTACAACACCTACCCACCGGCAAAGCCGGGCCCCAAAACCGGGCCGGCAGTTGCAAGGGGGGCAACGATCCCGGGGCATCGGCAGCAGTGCGGGCAAAGCGGCGCTACCGGGATGCCCACCAACGGGGGGACATCCAGGCAGCCCTTGACGCCCGCTACCAGGCCAAGGCTGACGGCATCGACATCTCTGATTGGTAAAGGGGAAAACGATGGGCGCGTTATCAACGGGCAAACGGGTTGAAGTGCTGTTTGAAAATGCCATTGAGACCTATGAGCATGAAATGCAGATGCTGGAAAGGGTGTCGGTGTTCCGGCCAGATGCAGCGGACATGCAGCACGCCAACAATGAAATCTGGCGTCCTGCCAGAATGCATGCACCAATCAAGGAAGGTTGGGATCTGTCTGGCCATGACGGGGACATCATCAAGCTGTTCTACCCCGCTACGCTGGAAACCCCGAAAAACGATTACTTCAAACAGCGCGCGGATGACATGCGTGACCAGCAATTCTGGGAAGACCGAGGCAAGGAGTCCGGCGAAAAACAGTCGGCCTACCTCAACCAGCGCCTAGCACAACTGGTACGCACCCAGGGCACGCTGTTTTACCGCAGCGCAGACAACGGCTACGACTTTGTTGCCGAGGCCCGCGCAATCCTCAATGAGCGCCAGACCGGCGGGCGTAACCAGCGCACCTTTGTGCTCAACAACCGCGACCAGAAAAAACTGGCCAAGGATTTGGCTGACCGTCAGACCCTGGAAGGCAAACCCCGCCAGGTCTATGACAATTCTCTCATCACCCGCACCGCCGGGTTCGATGTCTTGGAAGGCAGCTATACCGGCGTACTGGCAGGGGGTGCATCCCCCAATACCACCGTCACCGGAAACCAGTCATTCAGGCCCGAAGCCACCATGGATGTGGCCGGGCAGCCGCGCAACATTGACTACCGGCTGGCTGACGTCCCGGTTTTTTCCAGCGCAGGCTACCAGGTGGGGGACAAGGTAAAGATCCGTAACGGCACCGCGGCGGTCAATGCGGTGTCCCTCGGTGACAAGGAAGACACCGGGCAGTCGATGACCTTTACCGTTGTTGGCGTGCCCAATGCCTTCACCCTGTCCGTGTTTCCCAAACCCATTGCCGCTGATGACACCACGCTGACGGCCGAAGAGCGGGCGTTTGCCAATATCAATCACATCATCCTGGATGGCGCGGTTGTCGAGCGGCTCAACGTTGATGCCCAGGGGCATGCCAACCTCTTTTGGACCCGGGATTCACTCGAAGTGGTTGGCGGTGAAGCGCCGCTACACCTGCTGTCGGAGTTTGGCGGCATGAAAGTGATCAAGCATACGATGAAAAACGGGCAAACGATGTACATGGCCTACGACGGCGACATCGACCGCCTGACGTTTACCTGCCGCCTCTTTACCTGGTGGGGATTGGTGAATTGCAATCCTGCCGGCAACGGGGTGGCCTTGCATACAGGCTGAGGAGGTGAAAAGTGACCCTCAAAAGTGTAGTGATGTATTGCCATGGGGATGACATTGAGGTGGACGGTATTCGCTGCAGTTTTGCCAGACTGGCACCGACTGATATCGAGCTTTACCTGGAAAGGGGATATGTCCACCGTCCCAAAGAGCTGACCCACGCACCCCAAACGGAAACGACCATCGATGATGAGCTTGACGCTGTCAGGCGTGAAGCAAAAGCGCGGGGGATACGGGCGTGGCACGTCAAGGGATTGGAAACCCTGAAAGCAGAGCTGGAGCAGGGTGGTGATCACCAAGGCTGACATTGTTAACCAGGCCTACTCCCAGCTGCGGGTGTCGGGCCTGGTGACGTCACCGCCAAGCGCAGATGAAAGGTTGCTGGCATTGCAGCGGCTTGAAGCCATGGCGGCGGAGTTTCGGGCACAAACCGGTTACCGGTTTGAAGATGTGCCTGCCGAGGGGAGTGACGCCAACATTCCGCATGATTATTTCTTTGCGTTCCACACCAATCTTGCCATGCGTTTGCTGGCTGATTTCAATATTACCGCCCCGCTGTCCCTGTCTGCCCAGGCAGCCTCCTCGTTGTCAGTGATGTGTGCCAAGGCGGTGGGGAAAACCGTGTTGCCTTCGCCCAATGCCCGCCATTTCCCTCGGGGCAGTGGTAACCGACAGGGGCGGGGAAACCGCTGGCGACATTTTCCGACACGTCCGGTGCTCAGGGGCAAGGTATCGCACCTTGGGTCGGGGATGTTGATGACATCACCGAAGACTTCAGTGACTACCTGGTGGGCGCAGAGCGGATCCGCCTGGTATCGGTGGACGCTGACCGGGCCCTTCGTGTGTTGCGCCAGACCCATGATGGCACCACAGTGACACTGCGTGTGGAGGCTAGGGAAACCGGTTCAAGCCGGGTAGTGCTTTGTGAGCTTGTCCTGGTGGTCACCACGGACAGTGACAGGGTGACCCGGCGGCGTCGGGTGTTCAGGGTGATGTAGATGGCTGGGACAACCTCTTTTGTGCCGTTGGTTAACGGTGAACGGGTGGAAGAGGCGGATTACCGCGACGCATTGCCGGTCAATCTTTACGCCGTGCTAAAAAAGGTTAAACGGGCTGACGGGTACTTGCTTAACCACCCCGGCCTGGTGGCCTTTACTGACGGTTTTGGGGTCGACAGGGGCAGCGTCTTTTCCGAACGTTTTGGCCGACATTTTCGGGTGTCTGACAACCGGTTTATCGAAGTCGGTACAGACGGGGTCATCATTGACTACTCCTGCGATCCCGGTACGCGGGGACACATCCCAATCACCGGGACAGACAGCGTACGCTTTGCCCAGTCGTTTAATAACCTGGCAACGGTGACTGACCGCAAGGTGTGGTATTACAACGATTACCAGGGCCTTCGGCGGGTAGATACCCCCCGGCCGGATGAAACCATCCCGCCGGCGGTGGCGTTTGGTGGGCGTACCTTCAGTGATACCAATATCTACCAGGGACCCCGGACATTGTCCGGTATGACCCACCCCGCATATAACGGGACGTTCCGGCACCTGGGGTTCTACGGGTATGTGCTTGACCGGGGCGGCGGCAATGGCCGGTTGGAGGGGTTTCTGTCCTCCCGTAATGGCATGAACAGAGAAACGCGGTATGCCGCCTATACCCGGGACAACGGGGACGGAACCTGGGCAATCCTTGCGGTAAAGGCGGTTTCTCCTCCAAGACCGGGCGAAATGGGGCAATTTGTGGGGTGGATGGTGATGACGCTTGACCGGGATGTGCGACTGGTGACGGAAGACTCAAGTCAGGGTGTGAACATCCTGCATGAAGAGTATTACTACGACCACTTTGGCAACACTGCACCGGGCAAGGTGATCCCCGGCCCGGATGGCAGTGAAGGTTTCGGGAACCCCATCGACATTACCTTCATCAATGGCGTGTTCTTTATGACAGACGGCGAACACGTCTACCATACCCAGCCAGGCCACGAAGAGCAGGTGGATCTGCTGGCTTATGCCTCGGCAGAATTCCTGCCGGACGAAATCCGCGGGGTGGCAACCACCCAGGACAACCTCGCCGTCGTGTTCGGGCGCTATTCCATTGAATACTTCGTTCCGGACCCCAGCAATGAGTTTGCCTTTACCCGCAGCCCCGGGCTGGCGATAAAGGCGGGTTTGGTAGCAACACATGCCAAAACAGAACTCGATGGCCTGTTTTTTATCCTTGGCGGGCGGCAGGAGGAATCCCCAAGCCTGCATATTGTGGGGACCGGGCGGCTCGAAACCATCGCGACCCGCGAAATTGACCGGCTCCTCGAAAGCTACAACGAACAGGAGCTGGCAACCGCGGTGCTGGAAACCCGGGTGACCCACAGGGACAAGTTTATTTACGTCCACCTGCCCAGGCACACCCTTTTATACAACCACACGGTGGCCACGGTGGCGGGCTCACAGGCCGCGTGGAGTGTCCTCACCTCGCCGAGCCTTGTCGCGCCATTCTGGCAAGGCATCAACATGGTATTCGACCCGCGTATTGGCGCGTGGCTGGCGGGTAGCCGGGTGGATGCACGCATCGGCAAACTGACGGACGGCGTCAGTACCTGTACGGAATGCCGGTGGAGTGGCAGGCCACCACGCCAATGCTGGTACTGGACGGGCAATGTGTGGATGAGCTTGAAATACGCACCCTCAGTGGGTACACGCCCGCCGAAGATACCGTGTACCTGTCACTGACCTATGACGGCGAGCATTACGGTGCTGAGCAGGCGCAATCCTATGGCGGGCCTCAGGAGTACAGCAAACGCCTGGTCTGGCGACGGCTTGGCTATGTGCCTGACAGTGTGGGATTCAAATTTCGGGGGGTGTTCCATGGACGGGTGACGCTCGGAATATTGGAGGTACGGCATGGGTAAGCTCACGGACATTATTTCAGATCTCGTTCGCCTTCGTCAGGCGCAAACCATTGTCAGAAATACGCCGAACTGGAGTAACACACTGGTTACGGATTACGCCCTCAAGGCGGAGGCCCTAATGATACTGGCCCGCGAGCTTGAGCGTATCGAGCAGGGGTATCCCTGGGTGTATATCGGCCAGCCCGGTGCCCCGGTGTATCAAAATGGCTATCAGGCATACAACGCCGAGGAAGGGATCCGCTACCGGTTTGTCGATGCCAACAATATCCATGTCACCGGCATTGCCCGGCGAAACCCGACTCAGGACGGTACCCTGTTCCAGTTTCCGGCACCCTTTCAGCCGCGTTTCCCCAAAGCGAATGTCCATGTGGGGGCCAGAAGCTCAGACGGTGGGGCGCCAACGTATTCTTTCATTGCGCCTTCCGGGGACTTTCGGGTAGCCAGTACCGGGCGGGCAGGCTGGGTGATGGTCGACCAGGTCATTGCCCTGAGGGAGCCGCCATGATCACCGAACTTTGGGACCCGTCTTCGGCACTGGCGCTGGCTATCCCGCACCAGCCTTGCTCCCGGTTTTTCAAATGGGAGCGCAGCGGCGGCATTGTCTATCTGGCGGTGAACCAGCGCGGGGATGTGCTGGAATGTCACCTGGCGGCAGACCGGCGAGGGAAGCGCCAGTTGCGTGTGGCGGTTAACCAGCTTAGCCAGTGGCTGTTTATGAGCTGCCCGACAGCCAACCGTATCGTGTCTTATGCGATGAAAAACAGCATGAAGAACCTGGTGCGCAAATGCGGTTTCCGTCTGGTGGCACGGCTTGTCTGTGCTTCTGCAGACCGGGCAGAGCTTGAAATACTGATGAGGTGCCGGTGATGGGGGGACTATTCGGTAAAGGGGGTGGCGGAAGCCGGGGACAGGCGGGCGCAGCGATAGCAGCGGCGAAAATTGCGGCGGATGCCCAGCGTGAACAGCTCGACTACCTCAAAGAGGTGGAGGCGGTGCCCCAGTACTACCGCCAGGGAGCTATCCGGCAGCTGGCAGCCCTGACCGGGCTTGGCGGCGAGGGACCGGTGCAGGGTAACGATGTGCCGGCGCAGGTGGGGAGGCGTTTCTCGAACGCCTGGAAAGCTCGCCGATTTATAAAGCCATGCTTGCCACCCAACAGGCAGGCAATGACGCCATACTGCGCCACGGCGCTGCCACCGTTGGGCTGCGAAGCGGCACCGTCAATAAGGCGCTTTACGGCTATAACCAGCAACTGCAAAACCAGGCGCTGCTCCAGGCTTACAACGACAAGGTGGGTAACCTGCGTGCCGTGGCCGGGCTGCCGTCCAATGCCAACCAAATCGCGGTACTGGGCAGCCAGATAGGGCAGACCCAGGCACAAGGCTGACAGCCGCTGCGGCGGCCAGGGCCAATCAGCAACAACAGGGATTCAGCAATTTACTGAACCTCGGCTCGCTGGGGGTGGCACTGTATGGCATCAGCGATCCACGACTCAAAATCCATCACCGGCTCCTGAAAACGGTCAACGGCGTCAACATTTATGCCTGGACGTGGAACGACGAGGCCCGGCGGCGTTATGGCCTGGAAGGGACAGAGGTCGGCTATATGGCGGATGAACACCCCGGCCATACCACCCTCAATGCCGACGGCTATGTGATGGTGGATTACCTAGCACTGAACAAGAAGGTGATGAATGACAAACCTCAAACCCAACACGCCTCCGGTAAGGACTGCTGAGCCTGCCCAAAGACCGGGTGAGCAGCTTATGTCTGTGGGTCCGCTTGGCTGGGCGGTCCTGGCCGGTATTGTTCGCTCCCTGTCCCCGGATGCGGGAAATACACCGGCTGAGCCGGGGAGCCAGGACGCGAACCCGTTTAATACCCTCCCTTCGGCAAGGAGGCAGTGATGGCCACGAACCCCTTTTACCAGCCGGTCCCTGACCGGATAGGACCGGCACTCTCAAACCTGGCTGGGTCTGTGGCAAACACGGGTACCTGCTTCAGCAGCGACGGGCATTTGATGCCGGGGAGGCGAGGCAGGCAGAAGAAAACACGGCCCTTCAGGCAGCCATTACGGAAGCTGAACGGGTATTTGCCGAGCAGGACATGGATGGCCTGGCGGCGCTGTCCATCCGCTACCCGGAAATTGGCAACCAGGTGCAGGCACTGTTGGCGGTAAAAGATGAGGCCTCGGCGCAGAACATGCGTGACACCCTGGCGGCGGTTAACCTGCAACCGGACAAGGCAAAGGAAATCCTTGCCCGGCGTGTGGCCTACCTTGGGGAGCGGGGCATTGATGATTCCCACACCCGTGAGTTGATGTCGCTCTTTGATGCCGAGCCGGATAAGGCCAGGGAGCTGGCGAAACTGCAATGGGCGGTGCATGACGGAGAGCGGTATACCCGTTACCAGCAAGCGTCCTCGCCAAAGGTGCTCACCGGGCGGTATGCCTACAAGCCGTTGCCTGACGGGTTTTTGAAAGTGGACACCGCCACGGGGAAGGAGCAGAGAGTCCGCATTGGCTCAAAAGCGTTCCAACAGGAGGAGAAAGCGCGGCGTGCTGCGTTGGACGCGGCTATTGCCCGTGAAGGGGAAACCTTTAACCGGGCAAAGAAACTGCGCGATGAATTCACCGGCCAGTCCAGCACCTTTGTCTCTGTCCGCGATGCGTTTGACCGGGTGGAGGCCTCGGTGGAAAGCCCGGACGCAGCCGGGGATCTGGCGCTGATTTTCAACTACATGAAAATGCTGGATCCGGGGTCCGTGGTCAGGGAAGGGGAATTTGCCACTGCCCAGAACGCAGGCAGCGTCCCTGACAGCGTTATCAACATGTACAACCGGGTCTGGTCCGGTGAGCGGTTAAACCCCAAGCAGCGCAAGATGTTCCTGAGCCGGGCCACCCGCCTTTTCCGGCGTGCAGAAAAACGCAATACCAGTCTGCGGAAGGACATTCTGGGGGTGGGCAGGCGCTACGGGCTCAAGGAGAGGGACATTTTTGGTGAGAGTCAGGAGACGCCAGTGTCTGCACCGGGAACGACCTTTACCTCCCCCGGAGGCATTACCTTCACGGTTGAGGAGTAGCGGTATGCCGACCGTCACTGCCAACGGCAAAACCTTTCACTTCCCTGTGGGGACCACTCAGGCAGAAATGGCAGAGGCCATCGATACCTTCTTTTCGGGAGAGTCGGGTGAAGACATGCCTTCGTCGCAACGCTTGCCTGAGGGGTTTAATGCCGCGGCGTTGCAAAAGACCGTGGCCTACCCACCGAAAACCGGGATGTCGGCGTTTATACAGGGTGCCCAGCGCGGGGCCGAACGTATCGGGGAAGGGATATTGCAGCGTGGGGCGGAGCTGGCCGCCTTTCTCGGTCAAGATACGGCGTCCTTTCGTGAACGCCTTGCCCTGACCGGCGATATCCAGGCCCAGAAATTCAAAGGGACGCAGGCACAAAGTCCTGTGCTGTCCACCGCTGGCGAAATCACCGGTACCATCGCCGGCTTTCCGCTCGCACCGGTCAGTGTCCCACGTGCCATTGGGGCAGGGGCGGCGTTTGGGGCCGTGCAACCGACAAAGCAACCCGGAGAGGTGGCCAAAAACGTCCTGGTGGAAGGCGCACTGGGCGGTTTGGCATCCTTTGCCGCACCGTTTATCCAGCGTGGGTTTAACCTCAGCCAGTCATTGTTTGCCGGCTTGTATAAAAAGGCGACCGGTGCAGATCCACGCCCCGAGATGTTTACCGCCGACGGCAACCTGTCAGGAGCCGGGCGTGAGGCTCTGGTACAATTGGGTATCGATGAACAGGAATTTGCCCACCTTTACACCAACCTGGCCCCGGAGCTTGAGCCGCTTGCGGCGGCGCGTTTTGCCCGTGCCAGTGAGCACGGTATCCCGCTTTCCCAGGCTCAGGCCACCCAGGACTTTGCGGCCCAGGAGGCCGAGCAGACCCTTAAGGCGTCTGTGTCCCGGGAAGGGGTGAAAGCGAGGGCATTTGAAGATACCCAACAGGAGGCCATCCAAAAGGCGCAGGAAAGGTTTGAGACCGGGTTTGCCCCATTGGCTGACAAAGAAGGGCGAGGTGCCGGGGTACAGCGCGCCTTGCGAGAAATGCAGGACCAGGGATGGGAAGCGGTGCATGCGCTGTATGAGAAAGCCGCGAAAACAGAAGGGACACACGCCCCGCTTGATACCGACACCTTGTTGGATGTCATTGATGAGCAGCTTGAGCTGCCGGTCAGCGATGACGTGCTGCGCTCGCTTGAGCGGCTGATGGCCAAATTCGGTTGGTGGAGGGGGCGGTCCAGCCAGCAGGCCGGTTTAATCAGGTGATGGCCTCCGATGGCACCACCTTAAAATTCCGTGGGGCACAAACGCCCCTGGTGCTTGATAATGCCGAAGCGTTCCGGCAGGGTCTCAACCGCATTCGAGCCAGTGACCAGACCGGCGCGGTGACGCGGATTATCAACGGGCTGGACGGCGTGGTACGCCAGGCCGTTGAGACCCTTCCCAAGGGCTCGCCCAAGCAGCAGGCGTTTGAGTTGGCCCGACGTGCGGCAAGGGAGCAAAAGGAGATTTTTGAGAGCAAGGATGTGATTGATAAGTTAGTGGCGTACAAAGACCGGGCCGGGCGTACCAACCTTATCAACCCCGACCGGGTCATAGATTCTGTGCTCAAGGGGGTGGATGCGACCCAAAACCTCAAGCGTATCCGTCATGTCCTGAAAAACAACCCCACCCATAAAACCGTGGATGCCTGGCGGGGAATACAGGCCCAGGCGGCGGCAGATATCTTTGCTCAGTCAATAGACTCGGTTAGCGGCAGTGTGTCTGGCCAGCGCCTGAAAACCGCCATCAAGCGATTTGGTGGCGGGAATTACAAAGAAGGGCAGAAGCGTCTCAAACTGGTTTTCGAGGATCGGTACCGCGAATTTAACGCTCTGGTCCAGGCTATCGGCGATGCAACGGTGCCGGTGAAGGGCGTGACCAACCCCAGTGGGACCGCCTATAAACTGTTTAACCTGATGGTGCGTTTTGGCTCGGTCGGTAGTTTTTCAGCAGAAACGCTAGCAGGACTTGCCGGGCGTGCGCGGGATGCAGCAAGTGCACGGCGTGTTCTTCGCGGCATGGAGCAGGCCAGCCCCGACAAGGTCAAGCAGGCGGTAAAAGCCAATGACGACTTGGTGGACGCGTATATTCGCCTTGGGCTGACAGGGACGGTTCGTGTACAAGATAACGATTCCCCTTGACCTGAATTGCAGGCTTTTTGGATAAAGGGTGTGTCTTCAGGCTGTAGTAAAAACCGAGGAAAATTTTTGAAGTCGCTTGCACTCACGGCTCAGTTATGCGTTCATGCACGGCTTGATTCTTCGTGAAAGTGAAAGGAAGTGAACAAATCGTGTGTACACCGGTTTGTATATTGAGGGAATAAGCACTTCTTTCTTTTGATTTAACTTATTGTAATAAAGAGCAAATTAAAAAATGGGATTAATTACTACGGCGAACATCACCCAGCAGTTTGGCGCTAAACCACTGTTCGAAAATATCTCTGTCAAATTCGGTGAAGGCAACCGATACGGCCTTATCGGTGCAAACGGCTGTGGTAAATCCACTTTCATGAAAATCCTGAGTGGTGAACTGGAGCCAAGCGCCGGCAACGTCAGCACCGATCCTAATGAGCGCGTTGCTAAGCTGAATCAGGACCAGTTTGCCTACGAGAACTTTGCTGTTATCGATACCGTTATCATGGGTCACGCAGAACTGTGGGAAGTGAAGCAAGAGCGTGACCGCATTTATTCTCTGCCAGAAATGACAGAAGAAGACGGAATGCGCGTTGCCGACCTGGAAGTACAATTTGCAGAGATGGACGGCTATACCGCAGAATCTCGAGCAGGAGAGTTGTTGCTGGCAGTAGGTATTCCGCTTGAACAACACTTCGGCCCAATGAGTGAAGTGGCTCCGGGCTGGAAACTGCGTGTCCTGCTGGCGCAGGTGCTGTTCTCAAATCCAGACATCATGCTGCTCGACGAACCAACCAACAACCTGGATATTGATACTATCCGTTGGTTGGAGCAAACGCTGAACGAGCGCAACTGTACCATGATTATTATTTCGCACGACCGTCACTTCCTGAACTCAGTCTGTACCCACATGGCTGACCTCGACTACGGTGAGCTTCGCATTTATCCGGGTAACTACGACGAATACATGCTTGCAGCAACTCAGGCTCGTGAACGTCTGTTGGCTGACAATGCCAAGAAGAAAGCCCAAATTGCAGACCTTCAGCAGTTTGTAGCCCGTTTCTCAGCTAACGCATCCAAGGCAAAGCAAGCAACGTCTCGTGCCAAGCAGATTGAAAAGATCAAGCTGGATGAAGTAAAAGCGTCAAGCCGCCAGAACCCGTTTATCCGTTTCGAACAGTCCAAAGAGCTGTTCCGTAACGCATTGATTGCAGAGAATCTGAGCCAGGGATATGAAAATGACCTGTTCACCGGATTCAGCGGTATTTTCGAAGTGGGTGAGCGTGTTGCGATCATTGGTGAGAACGGTGTGGGTAAAACGACACTGCTGCACACACTGGCTGGCCGACTGGATCCTCGCGGCGGTGAGTTCAAGTGGTCAGAGAATGCAAACATTGGGTACTACGCGCAGGATCACGCAGACGAGTTTGCAGAGGACATGAACCTGTTCGACTGGATGAGCCAGTGGAAAGATGAAGGGGACGATGAGCAGACGGTGCGCGGTTTCCTCGGTCGTATGCTGTTCTCCTCAGACGACATCAAAAAGTCCGTGAAGGTGATTTCCGGTGGTGAACAGGGCCGCATGCTGCTAGGCAAACTGATGATGCACAAGCCAAACATGCTGCTGCTTGACGAACCGACCAACCACATGGACATGGAATCCATTGAATCACTGAATATGGCGCTGGAAATGTACAAAGGCACCCTGTTCTTCGTGAGTCATGACCGTCAGTTCGTGTCGTCCCTGGCAACCCGTATCCTTGAAATCAAAGATGGCAAGATCAATGATTTCAAAGGCACTTACGATGAATACCTGGCTTCAAAAGGTATTGTGGAATAAGTCTCGGAACGTATTTTACCGGACAGAGAAGGGCAGCCAAGAGGCTGCCCTTTTTATGTTGTGAACCTGGTTCACTGAATGTTGATGGTTAACACCGATTTACCAAATGCTGTCAGGCTTTGATTTTACGGCGACGCATATAACCCATACCGATAAGACCTACACCTAGAAGTGCAATACTTGCAGGCTCTGGTACGGAGAGTGCATCAATGGAGAAGTCGATAGATACCGGCCCAGATGCGCCATCTGTGTTGATGATGAATTCAAGCGCACTGACAGACGTAAAATCAATAAGTGTGAAATTGGCGAATGAAACGGCCAAAGAACTGGTGACGTGATCTGGGTTGGACCTGAAGACAGGATAACCTGCTCAAATACCGCACCTGCGTTAGACCACAAGTTGATTGCAAAGTTGAATGATGCATCAGCGCTGATCACATCCAGAATGAATGCGTTACCGGCGGCTGCGAAGTCCACAGCACCCAGGCCATCAATATCAACATTAGCGGCATCACTATCAGCGCCATCATACTGGATGCTGGCGGAGGCGACGTCACCGTCACCGGTTGCGTAGCTCAGGCTGCCGGAGTCGACATTGATTTCAACACCGTTAGCCGCACTTGTACCTTGAACAAGCAGTTCTACATAAAGGTCGCGCTCACCACCCAAGATACCAGCGCCAGAAAACACACTGCCCGCACCGTCAACACGATCAAAGACGTTGTTGTCATCGGTAAGGTCTTCGGCAGAGTTAATCCCCGGACCGGCTGGATTATTAAAATCGTCAATCACCAGCGCTGCACTTGCTTGCGATGCAAAAAACAACGAAGCAGCAAAAGTGGTGAATAGACCGTACTTACCTAGTTTCAT